AATCTAGGAGTAGTTGGAAGAGCTGAGTTTTGTAGTGGACGTTGTACATCTAATCTAGCAATCGAAGAATTGCCTAATACAAATGTATATCCTAAATTAGCATTACCTCCAGGTATATTAGTTGTATTTGGAGATATAATAGCACTTTCTCCACCTGACAATGAAATAGAACTATTACCGACTGATACAACAGGCATATTTGTTGTTTGTTTTGGAAGAGTAACAAGTTTATATTTTAATGCTTGTGTTTCATCTGGTATTGCTTCTGTTATAGGCATATTTTCTATAATAGTGCCGTAATAACTTGTACCTAATGGATGATCTGGATTCCATAATGAGTAATCTACCTCATCNTCTCCAACTGCAAATTGAGTAACNTTAAANGCATCGCTTCCTTTTGCTAATAACTCNCGTCCTTTAAGAGTTAATATTGCGTCAACGGTTACTGTTGAATTATTTAAATATCCCATATTGTTTTACCTTAATTTTATATAAATATTACTAATGTTATTTTTGATGTTAAGTTAATCTAAAACTTCCATTATCATTTGTTTGTTGTTGATATACTAATTGATTTGGATTTGCTTTACGTATTTCTACTGGGGCTCCGCCATCTACTGTTTGAGTAGAAACTATATTGAAATCTGCACTAGTAAGTTTAGATCCAGCATATTTTTGATTCTCAATTCCAGTTGGTAGATAGTCTTGTATTTGAGCCATTTGTAATGATTGACTAGTTACATAACCACCAGCACCATATGAATACCCTCCATATGTCGACGGTAAAACAATTGTAATCTGTTTAAATTCAGACAAACTAGAAGAAATAATTACTGGTAATTCTCCTTCACTTCTCCAATATGGTGTAGATGCGGTAATATAAGTGCTACCCGATCTAATTAAATAATCATATGAATATGTAGTACCTCCATATTTTTCTTCAACAGATGCAGTTAAATATGCTTGCCATTGATCATCATCATTACCAGTTAACGTTACAATTTTGTTTTCAACACTTCCTGTATATTGCAATGAATCTGCAGATGCAGTAGGAGCCATATCTTGTAAACTTGCAGAATAATTTTCTGAAAATCTTTCTATTGTTGGTAATATTGAATCTCTGCTACGTTCTAATATATTAGGTTGTATTAACATTCCTGTTAAATTATCAGTACGTGCAGGTATCAATTGATCTAATTGTTTGAAGAATGATAAATCAAATAAAGTAAACATATTAATATACGCATTAATATCATTTTTATCTGCATACTTTTTCCAATATTCCGTTGCTCGTTGTATTAAAGCCGGGTATGATTTTTTATCAGTATCACTTGGGTCGCCGATAAGATCATCTAAACTAGTAAATCCTAATTGTGCAATAATATCTTCATCAATCATTGTTTGCGGAGAAAAATATACTCCTAATTTTTTACTGTCTAATGGAGCTTTATCAAATTGACTACGTTCTGCTCTAGTTTTAACATCTAGATTACCTATTAATTCATTGTCTTCTAATCGTATTTTATTGTCATCAAATGTCCCTGCGCCTAATGATATAGCATCATAATAATACATTTCTTCAATTGAGTCATATGGGGTATTATTAGTCCAACTAGCAAATGAACCAGATATACCTGAATTATTAGGTTCTACACCAATTAAACTACTAGTCGTAGCATGATTGATTTTTTGTGTTAATGGCAATCGGAAAACTAACTCATCATATGCATCTACGTTTCCGTCATAAGCTGCAGGGGCAGATACATGATTATCAAATGCCGAATCACCTAAACTTGAACTCCAAAATCTTAATTCTTGAAGTTGTCCTTGTAATCTATTACCTCCTGTAGTACCACCAAGTGTTAATGTGCTTTGAAAATCAAACGAAGCAGTTGCAGAAGCAGATACCGCAGCGACAATCTTACCATGTTTAGATTTCTTAGTTACAGACTCTAATTTATTTCCATTAGTTCGCAGCATAGTAGTTAAATAACCACCATCAAACAATTCAATATTACCACTCCCAGTACCATTAATTTGCACTGTACCCAAAGTACCACTTGTATAATCTAACGTTACCGTATTACTACCTATAGTAAATAAATTCATCGTGCTAGGCATCGTTGGCGTTTTTATAACATCAGCTGTTCTAAATCTCAACTGTACAGTATTAATTGATTGTGAATAATTAACAGTAACCGTTCCTGCGGCATTACCAATTAAATCTAATGCATAATCAAAATTTAATTTTTCATATATAGGCGCTCGTTCTAATCTAGGACCACCATATTCATTGATTGATATAAAAGATTGTGGTATTCCATAACAAGACAATAATGCTTGTATACTTCGTTTAGTTCCTTTTGATTTTAACAATAACGGTAAATTATTAACAATACGTCTCCAAACAGTATATGTCATATTTTTACCAGTTACCGAAGGGTCTCCTACTGAGTTAGATCCAGTTATTGGAATTCCAGATTCATTTGTTCCTAATGCATATTCCCATAAATCTTTATATTGATTACCATTTGTCAAATTCCAACCAAATTGTTTAGCGACAGAATATAATAATTCGTTAGGCATTCCGAGTTTAGGATTTTCTTCACGACTATTAATTTGAGTCATATTATCAACATATGTATATAATATATCAAAATGTTGTGCTAACATATTAATAAATGTAGATATATTTACAAATAAGTTATTTTGTTGAATATGATCTGGAACTGCTTTAATTAAAGCATTATTATTTAATGTATCATATAATTCTGCTGTAGTATATAACGAATTATACCATGTTTTAAACGTAGTACTTGTTGTTTCTGATAATGTGTATGGTTTTGAAGAATTTAATTTAGGAACTGGATCAATTGTATATAAACTTCCTGTTACAGATGGTACATTTGCGTCGATTATTGGAATATCATGAGTTGTAAGTTTTGATGATGATTCATAATATAAATATTGTTCAAAGTTGTCAAATCCTCCAATTAAATTACTTTTTAACGTATCAAAATCAGATTTATTTGTTGTAGCAACACTTCCAGAAATACCTGAAACTACAACACTTTGAGATGTATAATATTCAATTAATTCTAATTTATATTTAAAATTTTCTAATCTTTCTGTTGCTGAACTATAAAATATAAAATTATTAAAATTAGAATAATCTATATTCAATTTCATTCCTGATAAACTACCGGAGAAATAATAATCAACTATTTGTTGTGATGTCTGTACAGAAGAACCTAATAGATCTGTCCAACTTTTTAAATTTGTTTCATTAGATGTATTATAAGAAAAATTTGCTTGCCAATTTGGATTAGATAGTTGTTTAAATGTTTTTTCAATTTGTGCTGCTAATATATTAACACGATCTATATATGTTGGTTTTAATTCTTCAACTACCCAACATTTAAAATCTTCTTTAAATTGTTCTGGTAGTGGATCTTGTAATTTAACATATAAATATTCACCAATAACAACACTATTAATAAATTGTACACATTGATTTCGACTAAAATTTAATAGATATGTTCTATGTAACCCACTATTAATAGTTTGATTAACCGTTTGTATATAATTAGTTATCTGCTCTAAAAATTCTGAATCTTGATCATCTATTGCTCTTAAACGTATTTCTTTTCTATCAGGAGAAATTTCATCTATTCGTAAATGTTGTCTATCAAAATTACCTATTAAATTTTTAAAAAAGTTTAAAACAATATTATAATTACCTGCAGTAATTTGTAAATCTTCAAATTGTTTATATAAATCAATTCCTATACCAGTATTAATTTGAATGTTACGATTTGTAATTTTATCTTTATATTCTGGAATAGTATCTTGAAAATTAATTTTATGTTTACCGGTAACATAGCTAGTATCTGAATATATATGAAATTCAATGTTATTATCTAAAATATTAGTATTGGGAACATATGTTTGATTAGAATCAACAGAAAATAATTGCGTTTTAGACGCTGGCAATCGTTCCGCTGAAAATGATTTTCTTGCAGTTGTTAATTGTTTGATATTTTTGTATTGGTCTAACATGTTATGTAAATAATTGTATTTCCTGATTAGTAGTTAACGACCGTTTTGCTTTAGTATTAAATTCTCCATCTCTTAACACTGTATTTGCACTAAATTGATATACACCAGCTACACCTTCGCTATTATTATCACTTGCACCATATATACCTGAAGTAGTTGGTATATCAACTACATCAACGTCCCAGTAACAATTTTGAGCTAAAATGAAACTTGCTGCATTGCTAGAAACTGTGCTAAATGTGTAAATATCTCCCGGTTGTATATCTTGCATATCTACAATATAAGTCATTGTAAAAAATGGATATGCATTATTGCTAAAACCATTTGGATTATTTTCATTTTCAGTTGTTCCTTGTACATTTTGTTCTGTTAACAATTCTATAGTTTTAAATATATGAAATATTTTAGGATTACTACGATTTAAACGTAATCTAAATTCCGTCCTCGTATTTTCTCCAGTTCTGTATTGTGTTTGAATCTGAAAGCGCAGAGTTTTGTTTTGTTCCTTGAGCGAATTAAATATTGTTTCTGTAATAGTGTATGAATTATTTCTGGGCTGAGTTCCCCCCGTAAATGCAAGTTCTCTAAATCCGCCTGGATCTTCTTCATCGTTACGAAACCAAGTATTAGGACCTACACCGTTAATTCGTTGAAAATTTTGTGGTTGATTTTGTGCATCGAATGGTACTGGTATAGTTAAATTAGCAGAAATGTCATCTGATTGTTCTAAATCTAAATCTAAATCTAAACTTAAATCTAAATTTTCTCCAGCTATACGTACAGGAAATTTAAAATAATTAAATTGAGTATCTAAAACTTTAACTACTGAACTATTCAATATTTTTTTATATATTGGTTCTATTATTAATAATGGATTTTTTTTACTTTCTTGTAGTTCAATATTACCAGCAGAGTCCCGTTTAACAACGGAATCATTGTTTGATATACGGGTAATACCTTGTTCTTGATATTTCGATTGTCCTTGTAAATCAATAGGATCTAATCTTCTACGTCTGTCTATTGCCATTATCTAACTACTTTAAAATAAATTTCGTCNTCNATATATTCTTCAGTAAATCCATCTACTACTTTTAATTCTATGCGGTAATATCTTTCTGGCATAAAACTATTCATATCTACGTGGATAAAATTACTAGTGCT